GTGGCGCATAAGCGACGTGGGCTTGACGGTGGGATGGAAGTTGCTCTGCTTGGCAACACCCTTTTCAGCAAAGGTTCCCATACCCGTTTCTGTGCGTTCATCAGGGCGACGTTCCACCATGCCTTCTAGTCCGGCGTTTCGGTCTGCCTTACTTGCCTTCGCTTGATAAATAAATGGTGGAAAGTCCATGTCATCGTCGTATTCGGTCTGGGTAAAGAACCGTGATGCTGAACCCTCGTCGCCGTAGCCAAGTTGCTCCGTGCCTTCATCTTTTGGGTTCCAGTTGATGTTTCCAGTTGCAGCCGTTTGCCGTGTGTAGGTTTTCGGGCTTTTGCTGTCAAGGAACAACTTGGTCGGGCAGCCTTCGGCGCAGTTCCAAATTGCTGTGGTTGATTCAGTGACCGCACCGCCGTTGTTGTTTTCACCACCTTCAAACGAACCGGCAAATCCCTTGCCGTTGGTGGTGACGACGGTTTCGCTCTTTGTGCCTACCTGTCGGCAGAGGGGCGAGTGGGTGATAATCGTGTTGGCAGGCCAGCGACCAATGTTCGGGTTCTTGCCCGACATTTCATCGGTGTGGTCGCCCCAACCTCCCATGTAGCCTGACGTTTCGCCTTTGCTGTTTGCCGTACCCGGTACTTCTTTGGTCGTCCCAACTCGTGTGCCGTCGATGTTCAGCGCACCCGTTCCCCATTTCACTACGTTCTTGGCGACGGTCTTTTCGCTTAGGGGCTTGCGAGCGACGACAATGGGTTCGTGTGAGGGTTTGAGTGCTGTTCCCCAGCCTTGCCAGCGTTGGGCTTCGGGGGTGGCGGGGGCGGTGATGTTTGCTGTTGCCGAGCCACCCATACTGTCCGAGAAGCCAACGGGGGAGTTTGCCGTTTCTGACGGGCGTCTAGCAGCGTATCGGTTTTGACCCACCACTTCACGCTCGGCTCCAGCCGCCTTGTCTATCGCCTTACTCACGTCCAGCGATTTAGGAAATCCACTTCCGTATGTCCAATGAATTGAGTCTCTAATCTCAAATCCAGCGTCCTCAATGGCAACTGCTATGCGGTGATACGTTCGTGTTCCGCCAAAGGCAAGTAAGTGACCGCCCGGTTTCAGCACCCGTAGGCATTCCAACCAGACCTCTACGTTGTAAGCAATGCCCGTGCTATCCCACGACTTCCCCATAAATCCAAGTTCGTATGGGGGGTCGGTCACAATGCTGTCGACCGAGTTATCGGGCAGGGATTTCAGCGTGACGAGACAGTCGCCTTTGAGCAACATTAGAACAAAGTCTCTTGCGTGGTCGTAGGCGTTTCCACCTGCGTTTTCGCCCATTCGGTGCGCCCCTCAATGATGCCCCAATAGTCCTCTGTGAGTTCGCAACCGACCCATTGGCAGTTTTCCAGCACCGCAGCAACGGCTGTCGTTCCGCTACCCAAAAACGGGTCAAGAACCAGACCGCCTTGTGGGGTCACCAGACGAACCAAATAACGCATAAGGCTCACGGGCTTTACGGTCGGGTGAAAGTTCTTTGCTGGGGCTTTGATGGAGCCGAACTTGTCGCCTGCCTCAGTTAGACCACCGCCACCGACGGTTTGCTTGGTTTCCAAATCACCTAGTCCAGCGTTGCGCTCACGGGTAGAGGCTTTGGCTTGGTAGATAAACGGGGGAAAGTCAATGTCGTCGTAGCCCGTGTTGGTGAAATAGCGTGACGCACCGCCCGAATCGCCCATAGTGCGAGCCTGATTTGGCTTGTCTTTGTGAGTTCCGCCTGCGCCGAACGCACCGATTTCACTACGCCCACGAACCGCAGGGAACACGCCACCGGGTCGGATACCGCTTTGCTCGTCTAGGTCAAGAACAGGACAGCCCTCAACGCACTCCCACACGTCGCTTTGGATTTCCGTCGGCGTGGTAATGGCACGGTTGGTTCCCCAGCCGTCGGCTTGCTTCTCCGTAGTGAAATCTGTGTTGGTCGCCATTTGTTTGGTGCGAGTTCCAATTTGGACACACTCAGGCGAGTGGGTCAAGATGGTGTTCGCAGGCCAACGACCGACAACTTCGCTTTCACCTAACTTGGCAATAGGTTCGCCGTTTCCCCATTGGTTGCCGTGTTGGTTGCTGAAATCGTTGATGTTGTTCTTGCGAACTTCGTTTCCAACCCGTGTGCCGTCGATGTTCAGTGCGCCCGTGCCGTAGGTCAGAACATTGTTCGCCACTGTTCCGATTACGGGCTTTCTAGCAACAACTACAGGCTCGTGCGACGGCTTTAGTGCTGTTCCCCAGCCTTGCCACTTCTTTGCTTCGTCAGTGGCAGGGGCGGTGATGTCCCATGTTTGGTATTCAGTTTCACCACCGACTGAAGGCAGCGCCGATTTGCCGGTGGTGCTTCGAGCCTTAGTATCGCTTCCCACCACTTCACGGTTCTTGTAGGCAAACCACTCGATGCCGGTGCGCTCAGCGACTAGGCGTTCGATTTCCTCTGGAACTTCGGGGAGCAATGGGCGAAGTAAGTCAAACAGGTCTGCAGTGGCTATTTGCGGTTGGTCGTAGCGAAGATAATGACTACCGACATCAGATTTACCTATTGCCTCATTTATTTGATTGGCATTTAGTCCGGTTGAGCGCATCCATTCCACGAAACGGTGTTGACGCTGGCGGTTCTCGCCCATGCCCTTGTCTATCGCCTTGCTGATGTTCATAGATTTCGGAAATCCTGAACCGTATGTCCAGTGGATGGAATCACGGATTTCAAACCCTGCATCCTCAATGGCGACGGCAATACGGTGATAGGTGCGAGTGCCACCGAACGCCAAAAGGTGTCCGCCGGGTTTCAGCACACGGAAGCATTGTTTCCAAACCTCCACGTTGTAGGCGATACCGCTGGCATCCCAGCCCTTGCCCATAAAGTTTAATTCGTATGGTGGGTCGGTGACGACCGAATCAACTGAGTTGTCTGGTATCAGCAACAGTTGTTCTAGGCAGTTCCCTTTGAGTAAGCCAGTAGTCATGTTTCCACCTTACAAAAAAACTAAGGGGCAATAGTAGACACCGAACTATTTATAGGCAACCGTCGCCCGACCACGGGCTGAAACCGTCACGCTTGTAATACCAAATAGCGACCTCGCTCTGCTGTTCCGGCGTTGCGTAAATGGCACTAGAGACAGGGATACCGAGAGCGTTTGCGCCGTATTTCCAAATGTAGGGCAAGAACTGGTAAAGACCCTCTGCGCCCGACGATACATTGACGGACGTGAGGTGATTACGGCTCTCGGCGTATCGGATACAGGCAAAGGTGTATTGAGCCGACTTTGGCAGTATCCGCATAGGGTCGGTTGGTGATGGCTCGTATGCCGTTGGGTCTGTGTTCCACGTCTGCCACAGGGGTATGCCGACGTTATAGCCTTCACCATAAACGTGAGCCGTAAAGTGTCGCTCTGGCATGGGGTCTGCCACTACTGCTGGCTTCACCACGACTGGCTTTGCCTTGATGGCGTGATGGGTCACAACGACGGACATAACAAATGCCCGTGTTGCCTGAATACTCGCAGTCTTGCGCTGAACAGCATCCGCCTTTGGCGACGTGTTGCTCAGCAGTCCTGCGACCGTGATTATGGCTATGAGGGCTATAAGCAACCCTCTAGCCACCGACCTCATCGGCCCCCAAAGGTCGGGGAATACAAACTTCTACTTACGTTGATGGATTGCATAGCAACCACCTTTCTTGGGTAGTCACGCCCGAAAGCGTTTATACAAGGTTACACGAAGGTGAAAGCCCAAGTCAAGTATTTAGTTGTTTTCCCTGATGAGAGGTGATTATCGGGGTTGTGGCGGTATGGTTCCCGACTTGACGTATTCAGAACCGCCGTTGTTCCAAAAGTCGTTCCACGAAGGCAACACCTCATTGAGAACAATGTTCTTTTGGTTGTCCGTCAAGTCTTTCATTTTCAGCAGACCGTTGATAGCGTCGTTCGTCCGGCTCACCGTTGCTTGGTCAATGTTGCTCGTTCGTATGACCTTGAACAAATCTTCTGGCGAGGGCGTTCCGTGAAAAGCGTTTCCACCATCAATGCCCAGAACGCTACCGTCTTTCTGAACCATAATGTTTCCACGATTACGGTCGTAATTTCCAGTGACAGTATCCAGCCACCTAATTTGCCCCATGCCTTCACTCATCATTACGGACATACGTTCGGCGTATGGTGATGTAATCGTTGTGTGACCCTCAATGTAGGGGTGTATGGTGTCTTTGTTGCTACCGGCGACAAACGCTGCGTCACGGATAGGTGTTCCAATAGCCTTGCCGATACGGGCTTGTAGAACCTCTGCGTCGGCGTTTTCGGCAGTCTCGTTGTGTTTCACTACACCGATAGACCCGTCTTTGAGGCGCACCGTGTCAAATCCCTTGTTCAACGCACCGCCCCACTTTTCCCGTCTGGTCAAGGTTTCAGCAACCTCTGTCGACTTTAGACCGACAAACGAACTCTTTGGCGGTTCCACGATTTTAGGGGCTTTCGATTCACGGGGCGGTTTTGGCGTTGTCGTAATGTTTTCACCAGCCCTGCGATTACGCCACGCCTCAATGGCATCCATGCCGTTGCCTTGTTCGTACTGGTTTCCGTGAAACTCATGACCCGGAACGTCGCCCTTTTTCACCTCTTGGTCGTCATAAACGGCGTTCAAAAGTTGATAGTGGATTTGGCTCGCTTCGTCAGCATCACCAGACTTCTCGGCTTCTTTTTCTTTTTTCCAAAGGCTCCACCATTTAGTCGCCTTTGTTATTTCACCTTTTGGGGTATCGTCCGCCAGTTCGGGGTTCGGCTCAAAGGCTTCTGACCACTCGCCAGTGGCGTAGTCGTATGCTTTGTCTCCCAGAATCATTGTCGGCCCGTCAAAGCCGTCGGTAAAGCCAACGCCACCCGACCAATCCGTCGGTGCGTTTTCACTAGACACAGCCTTCTGCGTCCAGCCGAGTGCGCCAGCGAGGGCGTTCACTGCGTCGGTCTTGGGCAGTTCTGGCATACGGTATGCACAATAGGCTTCAGCAACGGTATCCGCAAGTGACGTGGTTCCGTATTTGGACATACCCCGTTCGGCAATCCACGAGGCGACGGCGGTTCCACGCAAATCAGCACTGCCAGCACCGTTTTTCATAAGCCAATCCAATGCGCCAGCACGGTTCTGGGTTGAGCCGTCGGGCATACGGAAACCAGCACTACGACCCATAAGTTTGCGGTAGCCCTGTCGTTCTGCGTCTGCGATGCGTTGTTCGTTGAGGTGACCGCCAAGACCACCCAGAGCCTTATAGACGCTATCCATAGACAGACCACGACTAAAGAAATCCGAGTGTCCTAGTTCGTGGACAACGATTGCCTCTAGTGCTTTGTCTTTAGAAGCAAAGCAGGTGAAAGTGCCGTGTTGGTTAGCGAACGACGATGCTGAAATGGACTTGTCGTGCGCATCACGCAACGCCTGTTCCATTGCTGGGTTTCCACCTGTCTTGAAGTTAGAGGTTGTGCGCTCTAACTCACCATCCACACGGCTCTTAGGCATAATCTCAATGGTGTTCGGGTTTTTGGAACTGACGTAGCCCAGAGCGTCACCAATGCCTTTGGTGATTTCTTTCGGGGCGAAGTTGATGGTCTTGCCCGTCGCATACTTATCCAAAGCCGACAGCATTGTGTGGGCTTCGGGGTCGGTTGTTTTCCACGACCCTCTAGTGGAAAATACCGCCGAGTTCCCTGCGTCACTCTTTAGCGTTATACGCCCGTCTGCCTTGCTGACGGTGTGCCAGCCTGCTGGTAAGCCCTTCTCGCCTGTAGAGGGCGTTTGGGGGGCTTTGGGGGCAGTTTGAGGCTTGGGTGCTGTTGCTGGTCGAGGCGCACGAGGAGCCGGTGCTGGCTTTGGGGCAGATGGGGTGCGAGTAGTTGTGGTTCCACCACCATTACGGCGGTTTCGCCATGCCTCAATGTCGCTCATGTCCACCGTGTCAATGTGTTGCGAGAGGTCTTTTACACCAGCCTCGCCCGTAGTCCACTGATTTCCGTGAAACGGGTGTCCGGGGTCGTCGCCTTTGGTGATAACTGATTTGGAAACGTTTGGCTTGTATTCCGTAAAAGAACTGGATTCAGAACGGGCTTGTGCCATTTGGGGGCTATTCCACCACTTAGAGCCGTCATCGGTGAGCATCCCTTGTTCGGGTGTTGCGCCGGGGTTGTTCGCCGCCATGACGTGATACATAGAGGTTGCCAAGCCATTGCCCCGTGCGCTTGGGCTGGTTTCCACCATTTGAATGTGGGGGGTCTTTTCGCCGTCGGCTACGGCATAGTCAAGGTGACCCACAACATTTCCATTAGCGTCGTGAGCCGTTACTTGGTAGTAACTCTGACCACCGCCAACGTCGGTTTGCGTATGCCTAATTGTGTATCCATTTTTTTCACCAGACACTTCGGCAAATGTTCCGCCATCGACGTGTGGCATCGCAGTTGCGTGTAAAACCGTTCCGTCAGACGTGGTTAGGTCGGCGTGGTGATACGTCTTGTTCCCGTATCCAACGCTGTTTCCTGTTTCTGTCCACTGATTACCGTGAAACTCATGTCCCTGAACGTCGCCCTTTTGGACGTACTGCGCCACCATGATTTCGCCAGCAGCCTTAGAAGCCGACTTCACCACTTGACTACTACCGCTCGCTTCCAAAAGTGCGTTGGCGTAGTCCTTCGCTTCAGCGTCGGTGCAGGTAGCAATGCCTTCAAAAAGACCAACAAGTTCGGGTGTTGCTGGAACAACGTCCCAGTACTTCACAATGGAAAAAGAACTCTTTAGAAAGTTGTCTTTTAGTTCCTGAAGGGTTTGTTCGCCGTTTCCGTCCACAAACTTATCGTCACCGATTTGTAGTGCGTAGTGCTGAACGAAAATGGGTGGGTCGTCCTGACCTTCCTCTGGCTTGATTGGGTCACCAATAGCGACAGGCTTGCCGTTGGGGTAAATGTTCTGTAGTGCCTTCATCACCACGCCACAGCCACCAAACAAAGGGTGGTTTTGTGGGTAGGTGAGATACCCCTGCTTGGACATAATGCGGTTGAACTCGTCGATACCTTGCTGGGACATAATGGCAGATTTCACTTGGTCGCTAGTGAGCAGTGCGCCTTCTGCTGAACCGCCAGTCCATTGATTTCCATGAAAAGCGTGACCCTCTACGTCACCTTTTTGAACCTTGTTCAGTCTTTCCACCACTGACTTAGCCCACGAATAGCCTGCGTCGCCACCCCACGCATACCACGCCACCTTGCCGGGGCTTGGCTCATCCCAGTGAGGTGATTTCTTGTCTGGCTGGTGGCGGTCAAAGTATGCCTTCATCCGTCGGATAGTCACCTCTGAAACGCTTGCCCCACGAGCGAGGTCTGAGGCTCGCTTGCGACCGACAGAGGTGAAACCGTCGCCTGCCTTGCCGTCAGCCATCCACTCCAAAGCCTTTTTGGCAGCATCTTGAACGCCCTGTGGTGGCGAGAACGTGTCTTTGGCAATAGATTTCACTACGCTCTGTTCCACGATTTGTAAATCCGCAGCGAGACTGGCGAGGTTTGCCAGCATATTCTCGTATTTGTCCATCATTTGTAATTGGGCGAAATACGGCTTCGTGGTTTCCAGCAGTGGCTCTAAGGCACGAATATCGTCAGGTGTCACACCCTCGTTGTATAAGTTTGCCAGCAGTTCAGGCTTTGGGGGACGAAGGCGAAAGTTGCAGAGAGCGTGGT